GGTCATGTCGCTGGCACGGTTTGCTGTGCAGGATGGGCAGACAATCACACCATTGCCGCGCGCCATGAATGCAACGTCTCCAGCGTCTCCAGCCGCAACACCGCCCAAGCGCGCATTGACCACACCACCATCATCCGCTTCAACGCCATAGTAAAAATGTTCGATATCCAGATGCGAGCCCAGATTGATGACTGAGCCGCCCTGCGCAACGATACCGGCCCCGAAAGACTGGTCCTTCCATGTCGTCTGCGTTGATGTGTTGGATGCTTGAGCGCCGATGCCGTTGATTGTCAGGCCATCTATCAACCCAATCTGGCCGCCCCCAGACGCAATGAAGCCGTTCTGGTTTGTGCCAGAAATGTTGGTGAAATTGATCTGAACCTTGCTTTCGTCTGTCACGTCGCCAACGATCTGCACCGCAGCGGAGGCGGGGTCATTCGTGAATACTTGGCCGGTTTCGTTGTACGTGCCATCCGCAATCTGGACCGTAACCACACCATGCGTTGCAAGCCTGTGCGATGCATTGAGTGCTGCGTTAAACCCATCAACCACGCTGGAATAATTGCAGCCTGACGCACAGACGGTAATCGTGCGCTGGTAGACCGTCTGGAGTCCGATATTACTCACTGCCCGGTCAACATAAGCCGTATTGGCAATGGCCGGACCATTGTCGCCAGCAGGCGGCGTGAGCGTCTCATGGCCGCCGCTCAGAGTGGGGTTAACGGCCATTCCATTCGTGACGTTCATTTTCGCAAGATCGAGTGCGTTCATCTGAGCAGATGTCAGCGTTTGAAATGGCGAAAATGTCTGCGACATCTGAGCATGAGCCACGCCTACGAAACACAACGACAGCGCAAAAAAGATCCGCTTCATGAGTTTTCTCCCAGCGGCTCTACATCCAGTTGACTGGCATCGAGAATAAATCCCCGAATAAGCGGGGGCGTCTCTCCGGCCCCGATCGCATCTCGGCCGATCACGAGAGTTCCGATAAGCGGGACCCCAGAGTAAATAACCTCATCAATACCCAAGCCGCTCACGTCATCGGGCATGATAACGTCAACCTGCCAGGGATATGCGATCCGCACATCCAGTCCGCGTCGGTTACGAGGGAGTACCATCGTTTTCCTCCACCGGCTGCATCATGATCTGATCCTGCTCAAATTGCTGAGCGCCAACCTCGGCAATGACGCGAGCGCTGTCATTGTTGGCTGTCTGGCGAGCTGTCTGAGCATTGGCGATCAGCACCTGCGTTTCCACCCGGACACGCTCGATATTCGCAAGCGTCTCCTGCAGGTCAGCCTGCGCCTGTTGCAACTCAGATTGAAGCCTTTGCGCCTCCATCGCCTGCGCATTCTGCCGGTGCTCGGCCTCTGATTGTGCCTTTGCAATCGCAAGCTGGTTCTGCTGATACTTCAGTTCACTCTCGGCCTGAACCCGCTGCATTTGAGCCTGAGCTTTCTGTAGCTCGGCCTGCGCAAGCTGCTGCTGCACTTGAGCCAGCGCCGGATCGGCGCCGCCCTGCTGTGACTGCATCTGCTGCTGCACGATCTGGGGAGCCTGCTCACAGAACTGCTCAATGAGCCCATCAAGCTGGCGACCGACGCGATACGGGGCCAGTGCGAATTTGAGCAGTCCGCCTGCCAGTTCGGCGCCGGAGGGTCCGAGCTGGAGCAGCTGCTGAACGCCGTTGCTCGCCTGAGAAAACGCGCCGAGGAACTCATTGCGACTGGCTTTCTCAGCGGCCTCGTCAGGCATGATCGTGCTGTCAGTCTCGATCTCGATGGAGAACGACCGTACGCGCTCGTCCCGCAGAAACTTCACCACCTTATCGATGGTGACGGTCTGTTCCAGTTTCTGAAGTTGCTGACTGACCTGCTGCTGGATCTGCTGCTGATGCTGCTGAAGAACCTGCAACGGGTTTGGGGCTGGCTGCTGCTGGCCTTGCTGCTGCGGCATCATTGCGCGGGCACTCCCTGCGGCTGCGGCGCTGGCGGCTGTTGCGGTGGAAGCGATTGCATGACCCGCTGTTGCGCTTCAAGTTCGCGGGCTTGATTACCGATCTGATCAAGGGCCTCTTTCCCCTGCTTTTTGACGACTTCAATCTGCTTTTTTACATCGGCATCCGATGGCAGCCTGGTCAGGGACAGATCCATCAGGTCGCCACCGGTGTAGTTCTCACAGATGATTTCGCCCGCAATCGCAGAAATATCGCGCGCCAGCCTGATCAGAGCGGCTGACTTGCCGCGGACCCGAACGCTGCCATATTGGCTCTTGAGCTGCTGGGCACCGAGCGTCTCCTGTGCGTCGGACGCGCCGCGCATGATGTCGCTGATGCCAGACAGTTCGTAGAAATCGCTGATGAGCTGTTGGCGAGCGGCAATCAGGCCCTGCACAGTCTCAGCAAACATACTGACCGGCAGCCACTGCACCATGTCGCCATTTCCTACCAGCGTGGCTGCTGGGACCGGGATAAGCATCATGTCATCGTCAGCTTCAGCAAGAAGCGCCTGCGTTGCAGACCCAACGTCTGTGCCGGCTGCGATAATGCCACGGGCACGAATCTGGTCGAGAATGCCATAAATCCGGCTCGTCAGGTCATTGATCTGCTCCAGGTTGGTCTCGTATCGGCCATAGTCCGGAACTGGCACCAGCGTGCGGCGCTTGAGCGTAGCGTAAGCAGGCTTGGGGCAGGGGAAGAAGCCGGACAGATCGAGGAACGGATCTTCATCGTCCAGAAGAACATCAACGCCTTCTGTGACCCAATACACGCGGTTGTCCACGCGGCTCCAGACCTCCCAGACAGGTGCCTTTTCGCTGTGATCAGTCATGCCGTGCTTCGCTTCGTCACGCTGGCTCGTGAAGGCTGCATTCTGGTACGCAAGGTCAGACTTGTCCGAGAAACGCTCCCGCATTTCCTCTTTCGTCATCCAGGCGCAGCGGGCGACCCAGCCGACCTCGGACCACTTGCGCGCGGGCTCATGCAGAAAGTCCGTGTTCTCCAGATGCTCGACCACAATCCTTTTATGGTCATCATCCTCAAACGAGACCCATGCGACACCACGCCCAGACATGATCAGGTCATCGCGTGCGCCCTGCATCACATCGTCCATGCCCGTCTGATCGAGAGACGTGGCGATGGCGCGTTCAAGGATCTCAGACACCTGATCCAGAAACGGATCGCGGATGGCGAAACGCGTGCTCACGACAGGCACAGGCGGCCGCGCATAGATTGCAGGCTTGAGGATTTCCGTTGAGGACCAGAACAGATCAAAGTCCGGATCCTGATAGGTCGAAACGCCCCCAACGGAACGAGCGCGGGAAAAGACCTTATCGATCCGCTCGCATTCATTCGTCCATGGCTGGAACGCGTTGTATGCGTCGCGAATAGCCTGGAGAAGAACGGCAGATGATTTCGGCTCGTTTACGTCTTCGAGCGTGTCGGTGAATGTGGGTTGTTCAGCGTCCACTACCGTCTCCGGCGTGCGGGCCTCAACGGTGGAGGGGTCAAACCTTCAGCCACCATTCCAATAGTCGCATCGACCGGAGCGGGAGCAACCTCACGAGCGCGGCGCCATGATAGCGCAAGATACCGGAAGCTGTCAGCATAATGTGACGCCCAGTCATGGTCAGGGCCTTGGGAAAACGCCTTTTTGTTGTCGTCCCACTTCCGCTTGTAGCTTTCGAGCGCTGAAAATCCGGTCATCTCAGTGTCGCTGTCGAATATGCAGAGTGGGAGCGTCCGGCGCGCGGCGTTGATGCCATCCATCAGGCCCACGTTCGGCACCAGTTCAGGCTTGAACCCCATCGCCATCATGGTCTCAATGCGCGTCCTACCGCCAGTCCATTCACGGGCCCGGGCATCATGCGGTACGAAATCCACGCCCTTGACCCAACATTTCTGTGAATGAATCTCGTGCATGTAGTTTTCGTAGTAGTCGAGGCCGACGCCTGACTGCGCGTGACAGCCGAGGATTAGGATCTGCGCGCCCACGACCTGAAAGTGCCAGAGCGCCGTATCATCGCTAATACCCAAGTCCCATGACGTATGGACCGGAACACCTGGCACGGCCTCGATCGTGCAAAGACGGCCTTCGTTGCGAACGGCCGTGAGTTCGCGGCCATAGAAAGCGCCCATGATGGCAGCGGTGAAGGAGCACAGATACTCCTGCTCAAACAGAGCCTCGCCCATGTCATCGCCATAGAGATCGATGTATTCCTGCCGCGAACTGGCAACCTGTTCAGGCGAGAGGGCGCGTGTGTCGGTGATCGACAGCACTTCACTGAACCAGCCCGGCCGCTTGTGCGCGTTCTGGATCATCTCCCAGAAATGGTTCTTGCCCCGAGGCGTGGAGATGAACGCGGCCCAGCCGTTGTTCTCTTCCAGCATCGGCCGGATGTAGGCATAGGCAGAAGGGTTGGCTAGCGCGTATTCCGAGAACGTGGCACCGGCCACACCAGCACCGACCAGATTGTTGTAATGGTCCGAGCCGACAAGCTGCCACGTCGATCCATTCACGAACCGGATTTTCATCTCGGTATCGTTCATGTTCGTGATCAGCTCTTGAGGAAAAGCCTCGAAGATCCGGCGCTTGCCCGTGTGCGCCGAAACTGCGTCCCAGATCGCCTTCCGGCATTGCGCGAACTGAGGCAGCATATGCCAGTAGTTCGCGGGACGCTCCATCGCGGCACAGGCTGTGGCGTGGAGCAGCACGTCATCCTTACCTGCGCGGCGATGCCAGCAGCAAATCGCCCGCTTCCCACCATCGCGAAGATATTTCCACAACGGGATCTGATAATCGCGGGCGCGCCAGCCGTTCGGAAGCGTTACCTGTTTCGCCACGAAAGCCAGACCTTCCGGCACATGCGCTCAACCCACCGGCGCGCAGGCGGGATGCACACCACGAGTAGCATGGGAAAGCCGAGGATCTGGAAGGGACCAGGCAGGTTACCAACCATAATGGCGCAGAGCACGAGAAACGCGATGTAATACGGACGCTTCTTCGGTGCGGGCTGCAGCGGATCAAGCGGCACATACTGCGGCATCAGTAACCGCGCTCGATCACGATGCGGATTTTGCCGCCGTCCTCGTCATCATCGAACTTCATGGGCGCTTTGCCCCAGCCACGGTCAAGCAGGGCATTGGAGGCCGCGACGCTGGCAGCTGGTTCGTTGCTCGCAGCCCAATGGGCCAGGCGTTCGATTGCCAGCAGCGTGTGTTCGCGGGCCGCCTCTTTCACTTCCTTGATGGACTTGGGCCGACCGCCGGGATTGCCGGACTGGCCCTTGCGAAAGCCCTTACCTGTGACGCCGCCAGACTTGCGTTCAGCGCCATTGCTCTCAACGGGTTTTGCCATAGTTCGATAATACCCGAACTATTGCTATCAGTACAAGCGGTTTCAGAACTCCACCGACTGGCTTTCAACCCATTCCCACGCCCCGCGCCTGAAGGCGTCAGCAAGACGGGGAGGGCGGGACAACGAAGCCGCCACGATGCACTTGCACAGAAAGCTCTCAGGGCAATCTGAATTGAGCATCCGTTCAGCGTAACACTGACCGTTCCGCACCGCCCTCCGCATGGCCGCCCCACGCTTCCCAGTATTCCGTCGGTCCGTGGAGCGCTGTGTCATCCCCCTCACTCCCCACTCAACCCGAGGTCGCCTTCGGTGTTTATTGTTCCACAATTATCGAACAAAGTCGTAGAGGCGTCGCCATAGCCGCCAGACGTTTCCACCCCATCGTGTATCGTCTGACATTCTACATCGCACTCAGCGGGCGACGGCGGCACCTCTCCGTGCATGTCCGCGAGCAAGGCGCGACCGTGAGTTCCGATATCGCTTCCCTGCCGTGCCTGAGTGGCTGCACAGGCTGCTGCCCAATTCCTGGGCTGGGCCAGTCCCGCCGCATGTTCGCCGATGCAGTCAGGCCAGGTGTTGGATTGGTCGGTCACGGGTTCATCCCCTCGGCAGTTGCGGCTTTCAATTCCCGGATCACGGCGTCGGCCAGCGCACCAGCCCGAGCCATCTCCTGCGCATCAGGCCGCTTGAGCTCGGGCTCACGCGGCTGTTCCGCCATGGCGAGGATCTCCCGCAGGCCAGTGACCTCGGACCGGATCTGCTCGGCAAAGGGCCGGAGATGCGCGTAGAGCTCACCTGGTGCGGGCCAGCGAGAACCGACGGGATAGCCGTTGCGGTCCGGCTGCCGGGTCCATGCGATCCGGGTTTCTGGCGTCCATGCTCCGACCGGGATGTCCGAGCAAACCTCGGCGAAAATCGCGGCCTGAGCTGATCGCGCTTCCGGGGCGGGGGCATTGGTGACGAACTGCGCAAGGCGGCCAAGCCAGGTCTTCACGCCAAGCAGCGGGCACGGAAGAGCAGCCACTTCGGCTGCTGCGAGTTGCTGGCGAACGGACGCGACCCGATCGGGGGTCAGGTCAGTGCGCCAAAGATACCCTTCGCGCTTGGCCTCGATCAGGGCCCGTATGTCGCCGCTTGCCGGGGTGTATTCCGCGTCGGGGCGCTTCGAAGCAATGGCGGATGTGCGGTGACCGATCTGGTTCATGATCAAAATCCTTCCAGCATTTCGCCTTCGAGCCATGCGGCCTTGTTTCGGGTGCGTTCGGCGTCTCGGGGCGATCGACCGCTGTGCTGCCCAACAGCGGCTTCGATCCACGCCACTGGCTCAGCCGGCCGCAGGTCAGCGGCCTCGAGGATGACCCGGTTCAGGATCGAGGCGTCGTCGCCGCAGGCCTTGAGCCATTTCCCGATCAGGCTCCGAGACTGACCCTCGGATTTCCCGGTCAGGCCGCGAACGGCCTTGAGTCCGAGCTGGAACAGCGCAGTCCGGGCATCGGGCGGCGATGGACGGGCAGGGAGGGTCTCGGCGACGGTCTCGACCGGTTCGATTTCGGAAGGCGACGGCTCGGCCGGCGGCACGAACGAAGTGAGTGTTTCTTTCTTTTTACTCTCCCTCTCCCTCTCCCTCTCCCTCTCTAAGGCATTGCCGTGGGACGTGCCGTCGCTATGCCGTGGCATGTCGTTTTCCGATGCCGTGGCATTGCCAGCATCATCTTCTTTTTTCTGCCAGCGCTTTGCCGCGCGCTCGCGCTGAGCAGTGCGGGCTTTCCATGCGTGGAGTGCTTTCTCCGCTACCGTGGGATGGTACAGGCGGCCGTCCGCACACTTGATCCACCCGCGCAAAGCAAGGGATTTTACCTTTTTCCAACGTGATCCAGCGGCTGATAAATGAGCGAGAACGCGATCATCATCCGGCAGGCTTGCCGCAGGAACTTGTAGCCAACTCTTGCACCAGAGCGCGACAGCCGCCTTGAATTCTTCGCCAGTCGAGAGCGCAAACAGATCGCTATCGATCAAACGAACCACGTCCAACTGCATAAATGGCAATCCGCGCAAATCGCAGTCACTTGGCGTCATTGGTTCAGGAATGCTCATGCCATCACCTCTGCGCGCACTGGCATACCTACCGAACGCAGGAAATCGATGACCTCATCGAGAGACCGGCAAACGCCAACCTTTGCTCCGGCTGCGCGGAGTTCGGCATGCTTTACCTTCTGCTCCGGAGACAGGCGTCCTTTCGGTGCCTTGAGCTCGATGTAATAGGTCCGCTCGTTCCAGACGATGCCGAGATCCGGCCACCCCGGGAGGCAGCCGCGAGCCTTTCGACGCGCTCCCTCTCTGGCGCCGTTCTGGCGGTTCTCGAACGACTGGGGAACCGCCCCTGCAGGTAAGATGAACTGGAGAGCGTTCCAGATATGCTGATGCAGGCGATCTTCGGTATGTGCAATCATGCCTGATCTCCCAGTCTCTGGGGATGCCATGACATTGCGCTGAGGCCTTTGACGGTATCGGCATTCCGCCAGAGCTTCGGCACTTCCATCTCGGGAGGCGGCATGGTCGCGGAGATTACTGACGCGAAGATCGTGCAGGGATCATCGATCGGCATATTCATGCGCGGCCGCACCACGAGCGTCCGCTTCACGCCTTCCATCAATTCCCGCAGGAGCGCGGGAGAAGCGCCGTCAGTGACTTCGGCAAGAAGGTCGAGGTCATCGTCTTCAAAAGCGAACGGCATCCCGTAGCGCTTGATAATGGCGAAGCGCTCCTGAAAGCCCGGTAAGGCAATACCGATCTGCATATTAAACCGACGCCAGAAGGCCGGATCGATACCATCAGGCAGGTTGGTAGCGGCCATGAAGTAGCCGACGTTGAACTCTTCCATTTTGCGGAGAAGGACAGTCAGAGCGCTGTTCTTCTCATCGTCGCACTGGCCACCTGTCCGACCAGAGCGGCTTGCGCCGACGGCCTCCACTTCATCCATGAACAGCACGACAGGCGTTTCAGCGGCAGCAAGCCCGTCGAATAGCTTGGCGATGTTCTTTCCGCTTTCTCCGAGATAGGCCCCCATAAGATGCTCAGATCCCACAACGACCATCGGCAAGCCTAGACGTGCCGCGAAGTGATGGGCGAGCGTTGTCTTGCCGCACCCGGGCGGCCCGAAGAGCAGTGCATTGGTCCGGGGCTTCACGCCAACGGACTTGAGCTCATCGGCGGCGCGGATTTCCGCCATCCATTGGAAAAGAGACGCACGAACCGACGCATCGAGAATGGGCTCTTCCGCATCTTTTGGGGATCGAACGTCAGCAGTCTTTCCGAGGCATGCCTTCAGACGATCAATCGGATCCTCTGCGGGTTTCCGCTGAAGCCTGGTCGGCTGCATGTGCTGCTCGCGCCTCATGCCTCATCCCCCTTCTCAGCCTTCTTCGGTGAGCGGCGCCACTCAGGAGGGATGTCCATGCCGTCGCTGCCAGCTTCGGAGCACCAACCTTCGTCCCAGGACGCACGGGCGGCATCACCAGCAGGGAAGGGGTTTTCAGTGACGCGCTTACCCGATCGAAAGGCTTCCGCGCCTTGTGCCCGCGCCTCAGCCGGAGATGCTGCTGGTTCGGGCTCCGGTGTTGGGTCGAACATGTCATCGACGCCAGCCTCCCGATCATCCTTTTCGTCACGGGACATGTGCCGGCGCGCATTGTCGCTCATCGGTGTCCCGTCCAGCATACCAAGCGTGGCACGGTAGAGTTCGCAGAGAGACTGCCATTCCTCACGTTCGGCCTGAGACATGGCGCGCTCACGGATCATCTGCATGATGACCTTGTTATCGAAGCCTGCCGACTTGGCCTCAGTCTTGATATCGGAGATGCCTTCGTTGATCCCCTTGCGTTCTTCCAAGAGCGTTTCGATACGCTGCACGAAAGAGAAGAGGCGGGCCTGGGAGTTGTTGAGTGTCATTTCCGGAGTTCCTTTCGTGCAGCGCGGACGTCATCCACCAATTCAAGAATTGAAGTGGCAAAAGCCTCATTCGCAGCCATTAATTGAATGACCGAATCAGCGTTTGGCATATTGGTTTGCGCGAGCCAGTTCTTGGCAGTGCGCGGCAAAGTGCATGCATCCTTAGCGATGCGATCACTTGCTTTGCGCAAGTCTGCATATTCATCAGATATCGCCTCGTAGATACGCTGCTGAATATTTATCCCATGGCCCTGAATTGCCGATTTTGTGGTCTTGTCTACTTCTAGCCCATCAGGAATTTTCACCGTTTCCATGAGCGGCGAGTACTTGAACCACTCCCCATGACAGCGGTTCTCCTTGAATTGGGCATGAAACCACTGCTCAAGAATTCGATTTCCAGGGACGGCTCGCAGCAGTTTCAACTCATCAGAGCCGGTCGAAGATAACCGCCGAATGCGCTCGCACGTCTGGCGAGAGTATCCGATCTTCACAAGCCCAGTTTCTTTGCCTTGAGCAAGGTACACCGTCATGGCTGTCCCCCGATATCTGCTATGCGGCGCTCGAGCCGGTCTGCGATGGCCGTGAGGCGGTCTCCAAGATGCTTGAGGGCAATGGCTGCACGGATCGCATATTCTGCTCTCCATCGGAGGCAGTTAATGCGCAGGCGTAGGTATCCTGTGCGCATAGTTCATCCCATTCATGGCTAAGAGCGCGGTAGATGGCGGCTTTGTGCTCTGCCTGTCGTGCAGCGCGCTCTAGGTTGCTTCGGTATGCCTCGGTCAGCCGCAGATAGACGTAGGCCGGCAGCCTCTCCCACTCCCCGTAAAACAGGGACTTGGCCTGACGTTCCGTGATCTTCAGCAGCCGAGCGAGGCGGTGCAGGACTTCCTTGACGCACAGGCCAGGGCCGAACGTCTGAGAAAGGGTTCGAGCCATCGACTGGGCATCGCGGGTCACGCTCTCAGGAGAGGCGGTCATGCGGTTTTCCAATCTGGCGGAATACTTTTCCGGTATTTTGGACACGGGTTTCTCCATTCTCTGCCATGTCACTGAGCAGAGAAGGAGCAACCACGATGGAGGAGCCGCCCCAGACACCACAATTCGAGATCGATGCGGACAGGCCGCACCTTGCCGCAGACCTGTGCCGGGACGCCCAGATCTGGGGCGCCCTGCACAGGCGGCAGCCGCAGGAGGTCAAGGACCACCTGGCGCTCAAACTGGCGATGTTGATTGGAGCGGACATCTGGGGGTGAGGCTCAGTGCAATCCGCGATCCCGGCCGAACGCACAGTCCGGAACGGGCGGGGGATTGCCGTCGAACAGAGCGCGCCACGACACGTCCGAGAACGGCTCAAGCGGGTCACGCAGGACCGGTTCGGCACGCTCCTTCTTGGGGTGCGTCGCCTCCTGTCGGGCCTTCTTCCATTTGGTGCGGATGGCTTTCGGCACTTGCCGCTCCATAGCGGCGGACAGCGAAGCCGGTGAGACGCCGAGCTTCTTTGCGATGACGGTCGCGCTTTCGACGCGCTCCATCATTTCAAGAAGAGCAGGCATCAGCGGCGCCCAGTCGATGCGGTTGTGCGTGTTCTGCGGAGACGAGCCGCCCGTTGCGCTGCCGTTTGGCGACAGGCCCGCAAGGCCATGACGGCCGATCATCGAGGAGAGGGAAGTCTCCTTCACCCCAAGATGGCTGGCGATCTCGCGGCGGGTCTTTCCGGCCCGTAGCATTGTCTCGACCTCGGGGATGTATGGGCTCCAGTCGTGGCGGGCGGTCATTGTGCGACCCTCCCGGCGAAGTGCGCCCGGATGAACGCGGCGAAGGACAGGGCGCAGAAGGCGCAGGTCAGGAGGTCAAGCATTGGCTTCCACTCCAGCAAGGGAGGTGAGGGTAGATTGCGCGAGATCAGTCAGGGCTATCGTCCAGTCCTTGCGGCGCTTAGAGCGCGACAGGTGGAGATATCCGAGGGTCGAAAGGCGCAGCAGCGTGCTGACAATTCCAGATGGCGAGCGCCCGCTGGCGGTGACCGCATCGTCAATCGACGAGCTAAGGCGGATCGCGGCGAGGAACTGAAAGTCCTCCGCGCGGATCGTGTGTCCCGCAGTATAATATCGAAGACTGATGCCGTTACGTTTCGCCCAATTCTTGGCATCATCGAACGAGGCAAGGTTTTCGATGGAGGTCTGAATGCCAAACGGCGTCTCGGTCCCAAGCTGAAGGAGGCCGGACGCGGTTACGCAGAGAACTTCCTTGGCCATTTACTTCGCCCTTACTTGAAGGAGTTTCTTTCCGGAAACCGTCACCGTGCGCTGCTGGACGTTCTGGCGAGCAGCCGCCTGCGCCGGAGTAATCTTGGCTCCGGGAGCGGGGTTGAAGCGGTTTTCGTTCTGTGAGTAGACCGCGATGGTTGACCACTTGGCCGTCAGGGACTCAGGCATTAGCTGGCTCCTTCCGCTTTGAGCGAGCAGGAAGCGTCTGCCGGTACAGATCCGGGCGCAGTTGCTCGCGGGGGATGCCGAAAGCCGCCTCGATTGTCGGGCAATGCTTCGGCGGAATCTCTTTCCAGAGGATCGGCGTCGAGTGGCGAAGGCGAAGCGCTCTTGCCAACACGGTCGGGCCGCCAACGCGGCTGATGAGTTCTCGTGGCGTCATGTTTATTGTTTGCCACACGAACATTAATAGACGCAAGCGTTTTGTCCGCCTCACAAACTCATGGAACAGACATATCTGCGATAGTTACCGAATGTTTGACCGAAAGATTCTAGCCGAGCGCCTACGCTCTGCCCGCCTGCAAAAGGCCGCAAGAGAAGGGCGAAAGCTCATCCAGGAAGACGTCGCGGCTGGCGCCGATGTCTCTCGGTCTCACGTTGCGAACGCCGAGGGCGGAAAGACAGGCATCAGCCTAGAGGCTGCATTCAACCTCGCCCAGTTTTACGAGATTTCCCTCGACTACCTTACGGGCCTTTCGGTTTCTCCTCTCGAATCTCAAAGCCAGCCTCTCAAGAGCGCCGACGAGGTGTCCCTGCTCAAGATGTGGCGAGCTATGAACGAGGGTGAGAGGCAAGCCCTTCTCGCGGTCGCTGAGCGGCTCGCAGCAAAGGCTGACGGAAATGCCGCCTAAAACCTCGGATTCTCCTATGTTCGTTCTGTGTCTCATTGTTGCGAGCATATGAGAACGGAAAGGGAACATCAAGCGTATTGTGGCTTAACGCCACAGGTGCGTCGTTGGGAAGTGGACTTGGAAGTGAGAATAAGATGAGCGAAGATGACAACGATACCGCGCCGAAAAAAACAGTAGAAGAACTTCAACTAGATATAGCGAAAATTGCTTTCGAAATCGCAAAAGTGTCGGCAGCCCTTAAAAACCATTTTGACCCGAGAATAAATATACTTTCCACCCCTGATCCGGCTGATTTATATAATCAGCTAAATTCTTCTTATGAAAAAATGATGGATCTATGCGGAGATTTAATTGGGGTACATGATTAAATGCAAAGCGAAGAAGATTTAAGAAAAGAGTTTTCCGACGCGCGTAAACATAGAGGTTTACCGCCAACACGCTTGCCTCCTGGTGGGGGTGGGCCATATGATTCCGATATGGAAAAACTAAAGAACCGCGTCGAACTTATTGAAGCGGGCTTTGGGCGCATCGAGAAAAGCGTCGAAAAGCTCGATGATAGGCTGCGGAATGTAGAGGGAATGCTTTCAGAAATGAAAGGCACTCTCAGTACGCTTTCTTCAACGCTCGCGTCTAAACTAATGAGCCCTTGGCAGATGGTTGGCGTTTTCGGGGGAATATTCGGTGTCGTTGTAATGATTGGCGGGGCCGTTCTTACAACCGCAAAGTGGTTAGGGATTCTCCACGTATCTCCCAACTAATCCCACCCGGCTCCGGCCGGGTTTCTTTTTGCCCCAATCGAACCACCACGCCAGACAGCCTTTGAATAATCGTCACCCGCCAATGGAGACGACTATGCCCGACCTTCGAACCGCCTGCGGCCAGCCACCAGCGCCGCCGCCAAGCCCTCCCGGACCACCGCACCCCAATCCATACCCGCCACCGGGTGAGGGGCCGCCACCCATGCAGGAACCACCCCAGCCAGTAAGCTGACAGAGACCCGGTGAGAGCCGGGTTTCTTTTTTAGAAAAATGTTCGCCACGCGAACTTTCTGCTTGCACTTAACAATGTTTGTGTGACACACATAATCCCACACCGCACGAAGCGGCGAGGGAGAACCACAATGGCGAACCTGCCTGACAATTTCTCACAGAGCGCACGCGCCAACGCTGAGCCTCTGTTGAGCGACTTCGGATTTCCACTTGTCCGAACCATCAATTTCGAGAAGTGGATCGCGTTGTATCCTGGCCCGTTCGGCACGGTCCGCAAGCTCCACGACACACCCCACTTTGCAGTGTTCGAAGAACAGACCGGCCTCGGAATTTACGAGAAGATGGCAGATGGCCAACTCCGCAGAGGCCAGATTGCACGTCATAGCAACAGCGACGCGCGCGCCCTGGAGTGGTGCAAAGATTGGGTCGCAAAATATGAGGCAGTGATGTGATGCCTGATATCACCGCCCATGATCTGTCCACGGCTGCGGCCTTACTGCTGAAGGTTCAGGAAATCGCATATCGGATCAGTGACGATCCGGGGGCGGCAGAAGAACTGAGGCGACTTTCATTTCAATGCGGGGAAGTAGCGCGAACGCTGAAATATCCTCTGCATCAGATCAACCTACCCATCGCCGCCTGACCGGCAAGTAAATCACAGGAACTTCTGAAATGCGTGAAACAGCAAACGCCCGAAGTGTGTCCAAAGCATCAGTTCCATATCTGGAAATGAAGCGCCGTCAGTTCCGCAAGGCCGCATGCGTGAGCCTGAATGCCGCAGGCCGGGCCGATATGGCGGGCGACCGGGCAGAGCATGACCTGCACTGGCAGCGTTATCTCGATGCCGCGAACCTTGCGCTCGATACCGACCGGCAGCTCAAGAACCAGACCGTAGCGGGCCTGTCCCGGATCGTGGCGCGAGTCCTGCGCACGCCTCCTGTCATCGCAGGAAAGGCTTGAGACGATGAACGCAGTTACGACGACGCAGGCAGGCGGCTTCGCGATCGAGGGAATGACGGGTGCCATGCACCTCGCCAAAGCCATGTCCTCCGCAAAGATGGTCCCGAACCACCTGCAGGGCAGCCCCGGTGATTGCCTGATGGTAATCGAACAGGCGATGCGCTGGCAGATGTCACCTTTCGCGGTGGCGCAGGCTACAGCGGTGGTCCGCGGCAAGATGTGCTTCGAGGGCAAGCTGGTCGCAGCAGCCATCCAGACGAGCGGCGTTCTTGAGGGGCGCCTGAATTACGAGTTCGAGGGAGACGGGCAGGGACGCAAGGTCATCTGTTCCGGCCTGATCCGCGGCGAGAAGAAGCCGCGCACGGTCGAAGTCCTGTTGAAGGACGCTAAGACGGACAATCAGTGGTGGACGAAAACACCAGACCAGATGCTGTCCTATCATTCGGCCCGTGTCTGGGCGCGGCGCCATACACCCGAGGTTATGCTTGGCGTCTATGCGCCGGAAGAGTTCGACACTCCGTCTGGTCATGTCGTGGACGTGACGCCTGAGACGCAGCAGGAGCCGCGCCAGCAGATCAAAGAAGAGCGCCCGGTCGATTACGTCGAGTTCTTCACGAACCGCCTCAAGGCCTGCTCTGACACTGGCTGCGTCCTCGCGCTCGAAAAGAAGTGGGAGCAGACGCAGAACAAGGCCCGGGACGCGGGGAAGGTTATCGCGCCGGAAGTGCTCGCAGACGTCACCGACCTGTTCGCGGATCGCTATGGCTTCCTGCACGAGCAGGAGCGGCAGCAGGCCGACGCCAATGCGGACGTCCCGGCTGAGGAGATGCCAGCATGAGCATCCTGTTTTTCGATACGGAGACAACTGGTCTTGCAAAGCCCGGACTTCCGACCGGCCATGAGGATCAACCGCATTGCGTCCAGCTCGCGGCCATCCTGACAGACGATCAGGGGCGGGAAGAGGGGTGTGTGAACGTCATCATCCGCCCGGATGGCTGGACGGTGCCGGACGGAGCAGCAGCCGTCCACGGCATCACGACGGAGAAGGCTGCGCGCTACGGCATCCGCGAGCAGGTGGCATCCGTCCTGTTCTACGACCTCACGAGCCGGGCTGATCTTCTGGTTGCACACAACATCCAGTTCGACCGGCAGATCGTGGCGACGATGTATGCCCGCGCCAAGCGTGCCGAGTGGAAGTTGCCGGAAGCACAGTTCTGCACGATGGAAGCCGCTACGCCGCTGGTGAACCTGCCGCCGACGCCTCGCATGCGGGCGGCCGGGATCATCAAGCCCAAGGCGCCAAAGCTCGAAGAATGCATCCGGCACTTCTACGGCGAGACGCTTGAAGGTGCGCATGACGCCCTGGTCGATGTCCGCGCCTGTGCCCGGATCTACTTCGAGATGAAGCGCATGGGAGAGGCGGCATGACCCCTCGCGAGATCAACGAGGACCTGAGTGACGTGATTGCGCGCTCCCTCCTCATGGAGCGGATTGAGCGTGCGGCGGCCCTGCCGTGCCTCTCCGACCTCCGACACGACGACAACGAAATCCGCCGTGAGAGCGGCTTGCTGAATGCTGAGAAGTGGCACGCGTGATGAGTGAAGCGAAGTTTACGAAGGGGCCTTGGGCTTGGTTTGGGAATGCGAATTGCAACCAGATTTATCTTGCGACAACTCATTCTGGTCGCAGATACGTCATGCAGTTTCGCCGCTGGGGAATGCGTGGCGCGCAACCAGTATTTCAGCCCGAGCAGGGAATGGTTGACGCCAAAGATCTTCTAAAATTTGAGGTGGGCGATAAGTCAGTCACAGGTGTTGACGAAGCAAAAGCAAACTCATCTGTCTACCGGACGGATATCCGGGGGATCGCTGCGCCGGACGCCTACCTAATCGCCGCCGCGCCTGACCTTTATGAGGCTCTGCGCATGGCGGCGAAGGATCTGAACACGGCTGCATATTTGCTCCCGGATATTGGCCCAGCTCTTCTGGAAACCGTGAAACAGGCACATGCCGCCCTCGCCAAAGCCCGAGGTGAAGCATGACCGCCCAAATTCCCACCCTGATCGAGGCGCTGTCCCTCGTGATCCTGCTCCACCTTGCGGCCGGCTCGCGGCCGGGGAGTGTTTGAGATGATCCGACTTCTCAAGAAAATCCGCCGGTTCTTCACAGAGCCAGACGCGGGCCATGACGAAAATTTCGACGATTGGGCACAGAGGATTACGTGGTGATGACCCAGAAAGACCCGACCAATCATCTCGGTCTGAACGATGGCCGCTGGCACGAAGTCCAGTCCCACCATGCCGGGTTGTCCGCACCGGACTACGAATTCCGCTGGTCCGAGACCACGCGGCAGATCCGTGACGTGGCAGCCAGCCGGAGTGCAGCAGAATGACGCAGGAACAGAACGTGCGGACGCGGGAAGAGCAGCTTGCATCATACCCGCAAACTGTGTGCGTTGGTCAGTATCCGGGGAAATCATGGGTGCTGGAAATTGATGTGGATGACTTAGACCCGGATCGTCTAGTCGAAGATGCCGTTTCCTATGTGCGGGCCGATATCGCCTACAACTGCGAGAGACAAGCCGAAGCCCGAGGCGCGGAAGAAGCGCGGCGGGTGGATGCGGAGACCAGCTTGCGGCCAATGTCGGAGGCGAAGAAAGACAGAACTCCGATCCTTGCCAAGATCCATGATGACCTGTTCCCGCGCATCCGGCCGGAACGCGCAGATTTGAAGCCGTGGAATGGAAGATGGGTTGTCGTGTCTCATCCCGGCATCCCCGAAGATGGCTTTGATATCGGATGGGGTGTGGCCGCTCCCGTTGGCCATGGCGGTTTCCCTGATGACTGGTTCGTTGGATGGAAGCCCATTGAATGCCCCGCCAACGTCGCCGCGCTGGAGGAGAGGGTGAAGGTGTTGGAGGCCGATCAGCGCAAAGATCAGGAGGTCATCCACTGGCTTGCAGAAAAGCTGAAACAGACCGATCCCGAAGCAAAGGCGGATTACGAACTTCTGGCCCGCGCCGCCCTCACGCGCGAGGGAGGGGAGTGATGGCTAAAAAGAGTGATCCCAATCACAAAGCGCTTTTCGTTTTCGGGGTGAAATGCTCGTGTTCGTGCGGGTGGACATCCGCAATAACTTTCGGGAAAGGCGCGAAATCTGATGCCGCTGCCCAGTGGCACATTCATAGAGATACTTGCAAAAAGGCTGTCGAAAATGCCGCGTGATACATGGAATTCATTTTGGAATGCTCACTCGGCTATTAAGCCGATGGCAGTAGTGTTTGTATTCGCGGGTTTCTTGATTGGCACCCTATTCTCCGATCTAGTTATTGAACCTCAAGCCAACAACGCATGCGCCGCCCTCACACGCGAGGGAGGGGAGTGATGGACAAGAATGTCATGGATGCTGCCACCCGCGCCATCCGGATCCAAATCGCAGACGAGCAGCGAGGTATGGTGCTGGCTCAGGAGCGCATCAACGCTCTGACAAAAGCAGAAATCAGAGTTGAGCAAGCCATAGCCGAGTTTGAAAAAGCACAGGTACGCAAGACCGCAGGAGACCCGGCATGAGCGGGCGGACGGATGCGGTAACATCTCCGCGCCTGCGCGTGCTGGAGTCATCCCTTACGAAGAAACAGGCCCATTTCGAAGAGCGGCTTGCCCAACATTTTGCAGACGTTAGATCAGCAAATGGACAACCTCTCAACGACAAGCGCAACGGCATTGCGACTCTCAATAGATGGGAAAGACAGAATAGGGCACTCCAGTCACTTCAGGACGGGATAGATTTGACAACTCGCGCCATCGAGCGTGAGCGGTCCGCTATCGTACGGACTGCGGAAGTGGCACTTCCAGATGCTATAAAGCGCGGCGTTGCCGACGGAGTGCTTCTCCAGTGGAGAAAACATCCAAATACATTCTTCGTCTCTGATGTTGATAAGGCGCGAATTGTTCTGCTGCCAGACGGCAGTGTCGCTCATCGATACGTATCTAGCATCAAAGACATTGCGCAGCACAAGAAATTTGCCAAGGTCTACAACGCTCTGAGAGCTGCCATGGACGCGGAGGAACGGGGATGAGTGAACGCATAGTTCTCCGAAGCATGGCGTCTGTTCTCGCGGATGACCTGCAAGGCGTCATCGGGCGCACGAAACTCTTGCATCATCTGAAACGCGTGCCCGAGTTTAATGGGGCACCAACCCATCGCCGTATCGGCATCAAGATTATGTTCCGCCCCGAAGACGTGCGAACCCTTATCGAAAGCCTGGAATGTCCCTGTCAGTCGTCAAGCGGAAAGGCCGCGAATCGCTTTACATCCGCGGAACCGTCCGAGGACAAAGCATATACGAATGCACTGGCACGCCTGACCCGCAGCAGGCAGAGGCTTACCGGGCAAAACGGGAAGCGGAGCTCTGGGAGGAATCTGTCTATGGCAAACGCGCTGTCGTAACCTTCGCCGCCGCTGTTTCGGCCTATCTGGAGGCAGAGCAGCGGAGCGAGAGCACGCTGTTCCATATCGAACGGCTGCTGCGCCATTTTGGGACGCGTAAGCTCAATGCGATCAAACAGGAAGACGTGGACCGGGCATACAAGGCTATTCTAACGAAAGGCACAGATGCGGCGCCCGCCACAAAGCTCCGGGGCGTTTTAACGCCGCTCCGAGCCATTCTCGAGTTCGCGTCCCTTCGGGACTGGTGTGACAAGCCATCATTCTCCAGCCCCAAAATCCCACGCACCAAGATGCAATTTCTGCGACCCGCTGAGGCGACGAATCTCGTCAACGAAGCGGCTCCCCATATCCGCCCGCTGCTGGTGTTTCTGATAGGGACGGGAGCTCGGATGTCCGAAGCATTGGAACTGAACTGGCACGACGTAGACCTGCCGGCAGCACGTGTCGTCGTCTGGCAAAAGCAGGATACGGAGCGCCATATCGACCTGCCGCCCGTTGTCGTACTGGCCCTGTCAGGGTTGCCGCATAGGGAAGGGAGGGTGTTCCGGCCATATCGGGGCAAGGCGATGGGAGTCGGGTATCATGACACCGGTCGCAATGGCGGAGGACAGATCAAGAATGCATGGGCTTATGCCTGTGAGCGGGCCGGACTTCCGGGACGGGAGCGAGTTTGGACCCCTAAGGGATCGACGAATGAGAAGCGCGTATTCGTACCCGATCTGACACCGCATTGCCTGCGCCATACTTGGGCAACCTGGCATTACTGCATCCATAAGGATCTGCTGCGACTGAAGGAAGAAGGAGGTTGGCAGACGATCAGTATCGTCACGCGGTATGCCAAGAAGATGCCGGATTTTCACCGGGAGGCCGTTATCCGCTGGCTGGCACATACTGACTGGCCCGATATCGTTCTGGTGTGCCAGATCGGGGCCAATAAAGATAAGGGGCAATAA